TTTGCGATCAGGCTGGCTGACATACGCCAAGGGCTAGGTTGAAAATCTGCTGTAATTGATGTTGAGTTACTTGCTTGGCGTGATTGCCAAATGTCCACAGCAACCATTAGCGCAGCTTCTCTAACAGCACTAACTGTTGCATAATTTGTATATGTAGACCCTGCTACTGTGCCATAAGGTTGCACAGCATGAATAGCCTCAGCTGTTGAGTGCGAGGTCGTTACTGTAACACTAAAATCGGTCATGCTTGTAATAACTTTACTTCCGTTAAAAGTTGCGCCGTTACCTGAGATTGTTACAGTCTGACCAACATAAAAAATGTTTCTTACTGAGTTATTAAAATATAATGTGCCGCTGCCAACAATGTTACTGTGAGCGTAATTGTTAAGTTCGTCTCTCCATAAATACGAGGAAACAATATCTTGAGCAGCTTGCGCACACTCATCAACAACGGCGTCTGTATAAAGAGACCCAATACCCAGCACGCTACGAAGTTCGGCGACTGTTGGTGTTGTTGCTGCCATGTTTTCCTTTCTTAGAGTATAGGGGCGAAGGCTTCCAACGCCCCTATACAGTTATTTCCTTTAACGGAAGTTTATGCAACCTTCCATAGGTATGAACCAGCTGCAACCTTAGTTGCTACTGCACCGTAACCGTAATATGCAACAGAAATTTGACCTGAAGCAATTACATTGGTTTCTAAACGGTACTTGGTTGACTCGTACCATGTGTATGACTCAGGGTTGACAACAATAATTGTGTTATCGCCTATTCCTGAACCGTCAGTTAATGCTGTTGAAACACGAAGGTTCAATCCGCCAATGTTGCCTCGGATATTTGTAGGTGTTAGGTTACCTGAAGCATTTTGTGGGTTAATTGTTTGTGTAAACACAGCTCTATTTGAACCGTCTACTAGACCCATTAAAGCACCCCATTGCTCAGGTGATACTACGATATTTTGACCAAAGCCAAGTGTTCCCTTGTAAATGGAAACTGCTGCGTCTGAAATAAAGTCTTGGATATTAGCTGCTGACATTGTGCGGTTTCCGCCGTCAGTTCCACCATTGATTAAAGCTGTTCCAACTGCGACATCAGTTGCTTTTGCGTAAGCAAACTCCATTTGACGGACTAGCTCTGCAAAAAATGCTGGTGATGAGCGATCTAACAATTCGACAGAGAATTGCTGTTGACCTGCATATTTCTTAACATTTACTGTCAGGAAAGAAACATTTTGGTCTGTGTTAGAAGGTGCTGCGCCTTCAGCTGTTTCTGCAACTGTTGGTGCTTGTGTCAATTTAGGAATTTCAAAAGTCATTCCAGCGTCAGGCAATGCTGCTGATGAGATTGAATCAATAAATGGACGATCAGCGTTTGACAATGGGTTGATAACTTCAGTTAACTGACGAGTTGGGATAAGTCCTGCGTTGTCAGTTGTGTCTGCTGCTGCTGCAATGTATTGACGAGCTGCGTCATCATTTAGGTATTGCGCACGAAGTGTGTTTTCTAGGAACTTCTCTTTTGTGAACTCTAAGCGAGGCTTAGTGTAAATAGGTGCTGCTACTGTTGGACGAGCAGAGGCTTCAACCGCAGGGGTCTCTGTTACCTCAGTCGCAACAGATTCAGGTGTTGTGTTTTCCACAATTTCCTCATTTTCTGTTTTGGTTTCGGTTGTAACTTCTGCGTCTTGTGACGCAGCAACACTTAGCACCTCTGCTGACTTAAAAGCCGCAGCTTGTACAAGTGAAACTTCAAGTAGGCGTGCTGCACTTACTCTATACACGCCATTGCTATTCTTTCCTTTAATAACTTCAACACCAACTGAAAGACCGCTGCGCAGGTTTTCCGACGCTTCAATTAGACTGTCTGTTCCTCGTGTGGTGTTGGAGACTTTAAACTCTGCATAAATACCTGAGCCGTCCTCAGATACATTTTTCATACGCCCAATAGGTTGCTTGGCGTCATGTTCTAGTAAAAGTTTGATTTGTTTTGGGTCGTCAATTTGGATAGAGCCTTTTTCAAATATGACTGAGCCGACTGAAGTCTGACCGATCTCGTTTTCAAACGGTACGATCTTGCCAGCGATAATGCGGCGAGATTCTGACGCTTCTAGGTCAGCTGTAAAATTAATTATTTCCATTTGGGCTCAATTCTTCCATTTCTCTAGCTTGTTCTACGGTGATTAGTTCTAGTTGTAACATTTTTTCAATTACTGCCAAACGCTCTAATGGGTTGGCTCGTAAAAATCCTGAGTCCATGTCGAACGCTACAAATTGTGTTTGTGGTGTTAAGTCGTCCATGCTTAATCTGGATTCAATACATGATATGTAAGGTTGTAATGAAAGGCTTACAAACTGACGACGCTCGTCTTGTACATTTGCATAAGTCATGCTGTTGTTTTGATCTGCTGATATGTAATAAGCAGGTACATTGCATAAACGAGAAATTTGCGTGCTCATGTATTGCAATGCTTCGTTGTACATCATGTCTTTTGGACTAAATGAAGTTGGTTGGTATTCCAGGGTTGAAGTTAAGTAAGCAGTTGATCGCTCAGCTCGTGATCGCTTCCATGCCGCTAGTAATCCTGAAACCTCAGCGGCTGGTAGATCAGCACCGTTATTTTTTAGAATACCTGAAGGAACTGGTGTTGCTGCCGCTAATGCTGAGGCTTTTTCTAAATCAATAGCAGCTCTTAAGATTCTTGCGCCAGCGTGCAAAATACCGTCAATAGGTGATTGGAAAGTTACAAGTGAACCAACACCTGACATTGGACGCTCACGCCCGTCTACTGTGTAGAAGTCGACAAAAGTGTTTAATTTATTAAGTTGTACTTGTACTCGTGTGTTATTTACAAAGTCAAATCTTGCTGGACGGTTATCATCTTGATAAACCTCGGTTACTTCTAAATAGGCTGAACCGTAAAACAATAATGCGTCAACCAACGCTGTAAGTATAACTGAGTTAGGTGCTGACTTAGATAATTGGTGTACCCAAGGTAAATTAGGCAATTCCTCTTTAGTTGCTTTATTAAATGTACATAGTTCCATTACGCCGATTGTTGTAGCTATTAAATTGCGGCAACGCATAACGCTTGGCACGCTGATTGCTTCGTCACGACCTACTGATTGAAACGGTGTGAATTGTGCGTAATAATTAAAAGGGTCAGCTACAACTGGTGGGGCAAGTTGCGCCTTAATTGTCGATTTATCCTCTAAACCAATTAAGTTGCGGAAAAATCCCATAGGTGAAGTATATCACATAACCTAGACATAAATCTGTGGAACTGATATTGGTTTTGACAACATGTGTACGCACATTGCCGTAGCAATAGCAGCTGTGACATCTCCAGCTGATTTTCTACGGACAATGCGCCAACCTGCGTCATTTGTTTTCATTGCTGCGTTATTCATTGAGTTAACCCACTCGGGTTGACCTTGGTGAACTAGACGGAGATTCGACAGGGCGTCGGATAGTTCACCACAGGCTTGGTAGAACGACTGTCCCGAGATGTCTACCAATTTATGCCCTGATTGAGTAAGTCTTTGCGCAATGCTAGCAGTAGCGTACTTGTCATAGGCGATATTGACAGGGCGGTATTTAATAGCCCACTCGTTTATTTGACTAGCCATTTTGATTTCGTCAATAGCAACCTCGCTGGTATAGGTCTCAATTACACCAACACCTATTTTGCCCTCAGAAGTTATTTGTGCGCCAACTAATGCACCTGATCGCTTACTTGGGCTCACATCAAACGCCAATACAGTCATTGTGCCTACTGGCAAAATTAGATCGCTATTGCTTGTAGCTTCAATGCTTCCAAATGTCCAAGGACTGACTTGGCTGTCAATTTGCATACAAAGGGTTTCAGTCAAAGTGCTTTCAATGCTGTTAGTTGCGATTGCTTCCTCGATTGCTTCAAGGGTAACGGTATGACCAATGGCAGGGTTAGCCATAACCCAATACTTGTGATTATGTATATCCTGTCTTGCTTCCATAGGTGCGCTGTATTCATAAAATCCAAATGTCTTACTTGGCAACTCCATTGCCCTAGACCTTAAATCATTAAGGACTGTACTAAATGCGTCACCTGCGTTACTTGTCAAAATAGTCTGACTGTTAGGTCTTGCTCGTGTAGTGGGTGTAGCCGCCTTAAATGCTTCCTCGCTAATTTCTCGTAATTCGTCTATGTATAACAAGTCAGCTGTTTTACCACGAGACCCGTCTCGGGTCGCAGCTACAATTTCATACCTAGCACCGTTAAGCAATGTAATTGATTCCTGACCATTGGCGTATCTAATGCGTCTAACTTGTGCCATAAGAAAAGGATTGTCCTCAATAGTGTTGGCAATGTTTCTAAAGGTATCTAATGCCATGTTTCTGTTAGAAGACATAGCAATTATGTTCTTTTCCTCAAATAAGAACAGACCAGCCAAGATACGCATACGAGCTAGGTGAGTCTTGCCTGATTGTCTTGCAACTAGGCATAATGAGGTTTTGCGCTGAAACATACCGTCTTTGTCTACCTTCAGAATATCCTCTAACACAAAACGCTGCCAAGGTAGCAATGGCATACCAATTTTTTCTGCTAAATCTGCAACTTCGTCAATTCTAGACGCACCTTTTAGCAAAGGGCTGTGAATACGAGGCTTTACAGCCCCTATAAGCGGTTTTTTCTTTGCCCCTCGTCTTACTGGGTCAACCTTGGCTTGATCGGGCTTCATATGGCTTCCTAAGGCTTACTAAAGGGTGAGTCAGGCTGAGCCACCCGAGTCTCAGGGAGAGAGGAGTCAGGAAAGACAGGGGGGCTCCTTCCTCTA